GCCAGCAGCTCAGGGGCGGCGCTGATGGGCGCCTCGGCCGAGATGCAGACGATCGGCGTGCTGCCGTCGTCAGGAAAGATGGTCAGGCCGTAGGCGGTGCCGTTGGTCTCGTCCCGAAGGTCGGGGACGTACTGCGCGACGTACTCGACGCCGGGGTAGAGCTCAGAGAAGGCCCGGGCCACGATGGCCGTCGGGTCGTTGATGAAGGGCGAGGCCATCGGGCCGATCTTCTCGTACTGCTTCAGGGCCGTGTAGGTCTCGCGCAGCATGGCCCGCACTTCGTCCTTCTTGATGCCGTTGATGGTGGGCCCGTTCAGGATCAGGTCGAGCATCCTGTCGCTCCAGTCCTGCATCAGGTGGGTCTCCGGCATACCGCAGCCGAAGGGCACGACGTCGACCTTCTCACGGGTGAGGGTTTCGTATTCTTTCACGGTGCTGCTCCTTTCAGAAAAGCCGAGCGGGCCGGAGCCCGCCCGGCGCTCCATTTACTGCATGACGACGACCTTGCCGGCGTCGATCAGATCGCCCATGTTCTTCAGGAAGTAGTCGGCGATGTTCTTCTTGGCCTCGAGCTTCCAGATGCCGCCGTCAGCCTCGAAGAAGCCGATCCCCTCGTCGGGATCCACGCGCAGCAGGAACTCGCTCTCGGGCTGCTCCACCTCGAGGAAGGTGCGGAACGGCCGCAGCATGACGCGGGGCTTGATCTCAACGACCGCGTTGAGGGCGACGCCCTGACGTGCCTCGACGGTCTGTGTGACGCCGTTGTCGTTGGTGCTGACGCTGTTCTCGTTGGTCATGCGACTCAGCAGGTCGAGCAGGTAGGCCGTGC